GACGAAATGGTAACACTAAACAGCGACAAAGACGAAACAGCATTTGTTATTGTTGATGCTCCATTCCGTTTAAATCAAACAGAAGCAGTTTCTTGGATTCAAGGAACAGCGGCAACTGAAAATGGTGAAAAAGGACTAGTAACTAAGAATACTTATTCAGCAGTTTACTACCCACACGCATTAACTACAAATCCAGTAACAGGCGATAGCGTTGTTGCACCAGCATCACACATTGCATTATACACATATGCATACAGTGATAATGTGTCATTCCAATGGTTTGCACCAGCAGGTTTAACACGTGGTGTTGTACAAAACGCATCAAACGTTGGTTACTTAAATAGCGAAGACGAGTTTGTTAAGTTAGCACTAACACAAGGTTCTAGAGATGCAATGTATGATAACAAAATGAACCCAATTGCAAGATTCCCGGCAGAGGGCGTTGTTGTATTTGGTCAAAAATCACTTCATACAAGTGCTTCAGCATTAGACAGAGTGAACGTAGCTAGACTTACAGCTTATCTAAGAGAGCGTTTTGCAGTTATTTCAAGACCGTTCTTATTTGAACCAAATGATGTAGGAACACGTACAAATGCTAAAGCAGTATTTGATGGTTTCCTAGCTAACATTTTACAACAGCGTGGTATTTACGATTTTGCAGTTGTGTGTGATGAAACTAACAACACACCAGCAAGAATTGATGCAAATGAATTTTATGTTGACGTAGCAATTGAGCCTACAAAATCAGCAGAATTTATTTACATTCCAATTAGAATTGTAAACACTGGCGAACTTTCGTAAGACGTTAATTCATAATTAATACTATTAAAGGGCTACTATAGAGATATAGTAGCCTTTTTTAATTTAACATTAACTGATAAATACAGTTGCACATTGCAATGCACATAGTTCAGCTAATGAGCTATAATTTATATAAAAGGATAACACCATGGTAAAACTAGAACAAGCTAAAATCATTGCTACTAACATGAGTGAACACAGATTTAACCCTGAAGTAACTACTAGCATGAGATTTGATACTAATTTTCTTTTTGGCGCAGCAGGCGACATCATCGAACTCGATGCATGGGTACCAGAAAATGCAATCGAACAGATTGATACATTAAACGCTGATCCATCAAAAATCCTACGTTCACGTGTGAACGATGATTATAACGGTCCTAAAGCAGGATACGAATATAACGTAATTCCAGAGTCATGGAATATACCAAACCACACTGAATCGTTAGGTTCATTAATATACGATAAAGGTGATTTTTTAGCTCCTCACAGAGATAAATGGAGACAAGTTACTCCAGACGGAATCACAGGCGATTCATTTAGAATGATTTGTCACTTAAATCACACTAACTCAGCAGAATTTCATTTTGTTGTAGATGGTAAAATTTTTAAACCAGAAGCACGTAGATGGTACGCAATTAACACAAGAAAAGTTCATTATGGATTTTCTTTTGTTGACGGAGTATATCATTTAAGTGCGGCACTAAGTCTCGATGACGATAAGCGTGAAGAAACAGTAAAATGGTTACTTGATGTGCTACCATATTCACACCCAGCGGGCGACCGTAAAGGTGTTGACTGTAGCCGTAACTAAGGAGAACTATTATGGAAACTAATAAAATTAGAAGAGTACCGGGTGATTGGACTTCAATAGATCAGTTTAAATCATCTTCAGCTCACCAAGCTATTTCTGACGCAATTGTAGGTTTCACACCAGGTGAAATTGATATCGTTATGGAATACAAATTAATTGATACTAAAATATGGATCAAATACCAATTTGAAACTGCAGCAAAAGTTGCAGAGTTCAAATCATATATTTTAGCAACTGATTCAAGTGTCCATTTGGGACAATCAGCAGGCCAACTAGGCGAAACTATCGCTCAAGAAGGCTGGGTTGTATAATCAATCAATAAAAATACCAAAGATAGGTTACTTTTTAAAGTGACCTATCTTTTTGAGCGTTGATTTGATAAATACAATATAACAAGAAGATACTACAGTATAGTATTATAGGAGAAAACAAAATGGCCGTAATTACAAATTTTGGTGTACCAACTGACGCAAGTGCAGGAACTACACTAATGCCGAAGCTACAATATCGTTTCAGAGTTACATTTAGTAACTTAGGCGGAGCGACTGGAACTGATGAAGTTACACAGAATGTTATTAGCACAGGCAGACCAAATTTAACACACGAGGAAGTGGTAGTTGATTCATATAACTCAAAAATGTACCTTGCAGGTAAGCATACATGGGATCCAGTAACAATTGTATTCCGTGATGATATGAAATCAAATGTTATTAAAAAATTAGGTAACCAACTAAACAAACAAGTTGATCATGCAGATCAATCAAGTGCAATCTCAGGTAGTGCATATAAATTTGGTGTTAAGATTGAAACACTAGATGGTGCAAATGGCACAACATCGCCAACAACTTTTGATGCATGGGAATTACAAGGTTGCTTCATTACTAACGTACAGTATGGAGACTTAAACTATGCAGATTCAAGCATGGTACAAGTTACATTATCAGTTCGTTTTGATAACGCACTACACATGATTGATGGTTCAGATCAATTAAGTAACGGAACAGCATCTAACGATATTTCACAAACTGGTTCTACACTTTAATAAGTAAGGAACTTTAAAATGGCAATAGGTGACGCAGGTTATTATATATATGGACAATCATCAGTTCAAGGTGAAATAGACGCAATACCAAGAAATAAGTATTCGTTTACTGTATCCTTGAATTATGTAGGAAGTCCAAGACCTCTAGATTTGACACGCATTGCTAATATTCAAATGCCTACGTTCACATATAGAACGCAGACATTAAACAAATATAATGCTAAAAATATTGTACAGACTGGTATAGATTACACTCCTATTACTCTAACAGCGTATGATACAAAAGATCATTATTTTGAAGACTTTCTAAAGGACTATGCAAGATATTATTTTGCTGGTCCAATGAATGATGAGGATTATGCTTCGTGGTTACAAGCCCCAAAAGGATTAGAACTACCAGCCAGTAGAAACTTTATTACTACATTAAAGATTATTAGAAAAGATACAGCTAATAGATCAAATACAATAGAAATATTTAACCCATATATTACAAACGTTGACACTGATACACTTGACTATGCTGATAGTTCAGCATCGGTATTTAGAGTATCGTTTTCATATGAAGGTTATAATATTATAAGTGATGGAACATCACCACCACCTCCTTTTATGGATGACACTGCCACACCAGATGCTGGTTTTCAAGACGAAGATCCATTTGAAGAAGGAAATGAAGATAATTATGAAGTATTTCAACATGCTGAAGAATTTACTACAGCGTTAGTGCCACCTGCTAAAGGAACACATAAACCCGTTGTTAAAACTAATAAGCCACAATTAGAAAAATGGGACGGAACACTTAAAAAAGGTGAAAAAATTAGAAACATTGATGGCGTATCTTACAAAGTACCAGCTCCTGCAAACGGCCCAAGTTAATGCCAAAGTTTCAAAGGGGGCAATTTGTCCCACAACAGCCAGACAAATATATAGGTAAACGAGCACCACAATACAGAAGTGGGTGGGAACTAGCAGTTATGCGTATGTGTGATAATCATCCAGCTATATTAGGTTGGGGTAGCGAAACACATAGAATTCCATATAAGAATCCATTAACAGGAAAACAAACAACATATGTTCCAGATTTACTTATTGTGTATAAAGATAAGAATGGAAAAAATCATGCTGAAATGATTGAAATAAAGCCTGCTAGTCAAACAATAGCAGAAGCAAGAACGCAAGCACAGAAAGCAGCGGCAGTAGTTAATCAAGCTAAATGGACAGCATGCCATGCTTGGTGTAAATCACAAGGTATGGGCTTTAGAGTAATAACAGAACATCAGATATTTAACAAACCTCAAAATTCTAAGAAAAAGAGAAAAAAGTAGAATTTTAAAAGGATAAGTACTAGTATAA